GTTCTATCCTCCTTCCTACGCGACATGACCGCTTGGAGCTTGGCACGGCGTTCTTCAAGGCCACTTATGTGGCTCTGAAACACGGCGTCTACTAGAAGCTTCCGCTCCAGGTCGAAACCTGAGGTAGTTGTTTCTAGTTTCCAAAGTGAGGCTAGTAAGTAGCCCACTGTTTCATCGTAGTAGGTTTTTCCTACCTCCACCACGTTAGGAACGGAGTAAGGTGCCGGTTGATAACCGACGCCCAGTCCTTTCCTCGCGCGGCTAGGGGTGGCTTCATCAAAGTTCGAGATGAATCCACCATCTCCGAGTGTCTCATCGATCCTGAAGCGAAGTGCAACGGGAACGGAAGACACTAAGAGTTCAAATACAGGACGAAGACGAGCATCACAGCCGTAAAGGAAATTACGTCTATGGGCTAGCCTACGAACTGCATTTGCTAGGCGGTAAACTGCTGGAATCGAGTCAACTCTACTCTTAAGGTAGATTGGTTTGACGTCAGTGCCCGAGTAAAAATGGGCTCCACAGCTTTCCCTAAATAGCGAGTCAAAGTGACTCTTTTTACTATTTATTCGGAAGCCATAAAAGTCCATCATCTCGGAGAAGATTTCGTAACACGCAGAAGGGATTATAACATCGTCCCCATAAGCGCTCACATCAGAAGTACTGAGTGAGAGATAATCCGCGCAGCAAGATGCAACTGCGTAGAAAATCAGGGATTCCAACTGGAATGTGAAGCCGTTCCCCATACTGGAGAACTTCTCCCATTTCACTGGTTTCCCGTTACGAATGCCGTAATGAGATCGACAAGCATCCAACAGCAACCACCACCTCCGAGGCAAAAGGACCTCGACGACAGAAGAAGCTATCGAATCACTAGCTGAGCTTAGGTCAATAGTCGCAAGGTCGGAAGTAATACTACCTAACCTTGCAAGCTCTTGATTACGGCTCTGCCAGCGCAAGTCGACCCCATACCTACGGAGTCTCCGACCAATCATCTCGCCAACTGATTTCTGGAAAAACATATTTATTCCAGGTTCAACGGCGATAACTCGATTAGTCGTTGCATCCTTAGGTACGGTGATAATCTTATTGCCCACTTGAAAGGACGGAAAACCGGCCTCCACAAGCTGGGTGGCCCAGAGAGGATATACTCTCTCGAAGGTCTCCCAGGGCAAAAGACTGTACAGATCACGCGTTATCCCGACTTCAAGTCGGAATTTCTTGACTGAACTGGCTTCTCTACGCCTAATAAGAGTAGAGGCACCAGGACCCCAGTCAGGTCTTGCAAAGAACTCGTCAGCTTCATAGTCGCCAAGTAGCTTATCAATTTTACGAATGACTGCATTGTGCAGCCAAACGGCGCGACCCTTGAATAAGGGGTCACGAGATAAGTCGCGAAAGCGAGAATTAGTCTGCTTACAAAGAAGTTCAAATTTATCGAACTTCTCAAGAGCAACCTCGTCTAAATCATAGTCAAGGGTTAACCCCTCGAATTTTGATAGAAACTTGGTCGCACTGTAAGCAGAGCGAAGGTCTACTAGTGTATTGTAGTCCTTGGGATTGAACTCAATTTTAGCTAACTGCTCATGCTCATTGTATTTATAGAGCATGAACACTGCTAAACTACGAGGACAATCCAGTGCTGACAAGTACTCTGCAATAACCGAGGATTCAAGCCCCTCGGGAACGCGATAGCTCGAGATTCCTTTATGGAATCTGCCACCGTGCTTCTTAGAAGACATGGCGAAACTCCCAGAGTTAGACCTGCCGAACGTCTACTTGTTAGTAAACGTTTTCGAAGGTGGTAACTGCAGCTTCGAGCGGCGACCCAGTAGAATCAGTGGGCACGCCGTCCGACGCAGTCACCAACTGCGCGAACAGAGTAGATGCCCTGGAAAAGAGCGTTTGACGCTCTAACAGGGTACTCCGTTCTGGCAGGAAGAACTCCCCGATAAAGGTGCAATCATACGCTTTCGTCGGAGCCGGGTTAATCCCGGTCATCGTAGAGGCGCTGGTTGTCTCCATCGTCGGGAGAACGAGCTTGACTGTGCACCTGTACACCCGACTCGCCTTGGTAGGCGGACGAAGTGAGAGGGTCAGTCTGGGGTAGGCAATAGCGTATCCTACGCTACGATCTACCCACGACGCGACACCCTGAGGGGAAATCCCTTCGGGGCTCATCGTAGAGTCGACACCGACCGTAGCGCTCGTCGTAAGACGAGCAAGCGTATGGTTGATGATGCCGCTCAACTTCACAGCCGCTAATGCGGACATGTAAGTACTTCCTTTCTAAGAAAGAAACCATTAGTCTCGCTACTTAAACGCTTGCGCTAACAACGCGATTGCGTTAACTGCCCGACTCTTGAGGTATTCACCTTCCTTAGTAAGGAGAGGAGAACCACCAGCAATTCCGGCGGAATTAAACGAAGGCAAAATCGGCGAAGGCCAGCTCGAAAGAGCAGCCCGCGCCAACTTTATTTCGTTCCACTGGAAATTAGCTTCAAGGTTGACGTTAACGGTCGGATTGATTTGCGAAACGCCGTGGTAGCTAATGGCGGAATCCATTTTGATCCTCGTAAACGTGGTTTTGGAACCACCCAAGAAAGTGAACCCTTTCCAG